CCGCAAGGGTTAGAGGGTAGCGTAGCAAGATTTCTTGATACAGTAGCAGAACGTGATAAGCGTATTGATGAGTTGTCAAAATTAAAATGCGATGCGATCACTAAGATAGATAGCTTAGATGAAAAGCTTGGGGCAATCATATTGCGTTATGAGTTTGTGTTAAACAATACAACCGAAGATGCGTATAAAATGATTGGGTGCTACTCCACGAAACAAGCGAAACGATACAAGCAAAAAGCATTATTGGAATTTGGGCGAAAACTTGTCCTATAATGTCCGCAAATGTCCGTAATTGTCCATACTAAGTGCGTTCGCTATAAGGTATAATATAAAGTGTAGAAGTTGCCACTAAGCGACTACTACTCACTCTTTCCTTAGGACAAATCAAAACACAACAACAAGCACGCCCATAAAAGAGCGTGCCTTTGTTGTATATGGGCGAAATGGAACGTATAGCGCTAACGGTCGCAGAGTAGCAGCGCAACCATATTTGATTTGGTGAGTGAAACACTATACTTTTTTCTAATTTCAATTTGAAGTATGTGTTAAGACAAAAATTTTATATGTAAATTTACTGCTAACTGATAAGGGTGGGTCGAATATCCTCACAATATATAGCTTATACATTATTAACCTTAAAGATATGAACCTGCCCTAATTGGTTATACACATTGAATACTGACAACTAGCAGCCTCCAAAAGAAACTTATTCATATTCTTGTTGTTACTTAACCTAACACGATTACGATCCATCAAAATGTTAGTTGTTGGTATTGAGTGTGTAAGTGATTATTGAAAACTAGGTGTGTTTCTCTTTTCCAACTTTGTTTTTTCTTATTCATAGTTGAACCTCAAAAAGCATAAATTGTCATGTCATCAACAACGCACCTAGTTTTGAGTGATTAATACAAAGAAACAGAATAAAACTATCACATAATGGGGTATATCCACGGCGATATACTCCAATTTTTGTATAAATCTATCATAAAGGGGAGATTATGACGGATGTTTTGTGTTGTAAAAGTAAATGCTTGAACAACAAAAAAGGAGTGTGTACCGCAAAGACAATAGAATATGACGGACTATGTCAAACATATATTACTTGTGGCGGTGCAAGTAAAGGTAATTATGGCTTATGTGTTAGATCACATGGCAAATTAAAAAGGAAAGGTGGCGAAGTACTTAAATGATTAATGCGATTAAACAATTCTTAGAGGATAGAAAACTATTCAAACAAGCAGCTAAGGACTTGAACAATAAAGAGTTACAGGCTAAGGCAAAATATGCTTACGAACATCGTGGCGATACAATGATTACACTCATCGATGGTTTAGCTATCGTATGTGCAGTACTAATATTAATTGGTATTGTGTGGTGTTGGATGTGAATTACCAACCAACAATAAAGAAACTACTTAAAGCGTTACAAATGAACGGCAGGCGATATGTAGTCGATGTAAGGCAATCATGGAGTAAATATGATAAGCCTTGCAAGATATATATTGTCAGTCGAATGTACACAGAGGAAGAGTACAAACTAACATTCCCTGAAAAGTACAAAAAGGGTAAGACCTTTAAACAAGGACAACTCTATAAGAAAGAAAGTGAGTACAGTAGCACCAAGCAACACGAGGTGTTACTTTTTTTAGTTAGAACATATAAAGGTGGTGATTGATATATGGCAGATGCTAACACCTTAACAGAAAAAGAACGTATATTTGCAGATGAGTATATCAAGACTACCAACGCAACACAGAGTGCTATTAAGGCTGGATATGCAGAAAATAGTGCAAGTGTAACAGGAAGTAAGATGCTAAGAAAACCTAAGGTGCGCCAATATATAGATGCAGTCATGAACGAGCGTAGTAAAAACACAATCGCAACGGCTGATGAAGTATTGGAATATCTCACTAGGGTTATGTGTGGCGAAGAAAAAGATGCGTTTGGTTTAGATGTATCTGTTGCAGATAGAACTAAGGCTGCTGAACTTTTAGGTAAACGGCATATGCTATTTACTGACAAAGTGAAACTAGATGCAGAAATAGAGATTGATATATCCGATAGGATGAAACAAGCAAGGGTGAAGTCAGATGAAGTACAACAAGGCACAACTGATTGATGCGTTGGGTTCGTTCACTCATGATCCATTAGGTTTTGTTTACTTTGCTTTCCCTTGGGGTGAAAACGGAACACCTTTAGAAAACTTTGATGGGCCTGATGAATGGCAAGTAAAGACTTTTAAGAAAATAGGTGAGGAACTACGCAAGGGCAAGTCGTTGGCCAAAGCGATACAAATAGCCGTGGCATCAGGTCATGGTATTGGGAAGTCCGCTTTTTCTTCATTGTTGATATTATTTGCTATTGCTACGCATGAGAATACAAGGGGAGTTGTAACTGCTAATACTGATACACAGTTAAAGTCTAAGACTTGGGCTGAGTTGAATAAGTGGTACAACTTATTCATAGGTAAAGAGTTATTCACCTATACTGCTACCGCATTGTTTAGTGCTGATAAACAGTATGAAAAGACATGGCGGATAGATGCTATCCCATGGAGCGAAAGTAACCCTGAAGCGTTCGCAGGCTTGCACAATCAAGGTAACAGGATACTTATCATATTCGATGAGGCATCGGCAATATCTGACAAGATATGGGAAGTAACAGAGGGTGCATTAACTGATAAGGAAACGGAAATTATATGGTGTGTGTTTGGTAACCCTACACGTAATAGTGGTAGGTTTAGAGAGTGTTTCAGAAAGCATCGTAACTACTGGACTACATATCAGATTGATAGCCGTACTGTTAAAATCTCAAACAAAGCTAAGTTGCAAGAATGGGTTGATATTCATGGTGAGGATAGCGACTTTGTAAAGGTTCGTGTTAGAGGGTTATTCCCTAGTGCATCTGATACACAGTTTATCTCAGCAGAAATAGCGGACGATGCACAGAAACGAGTATACAAAGTTGGACAGTTTAATAACTTACCTACAATAATCGGTGTTGACCCTGCATGGACTGGTGGCGATACATTAGAAATCGTAATGCGTAATGGCTATTCCATGAAATGCTTAGCAACGATTGAAAAGAATGACGATGATATGCGTATGGCTAACCTAATAGCGCAATTCGAGGATGAATATAAAGCTGATGCAGTATTTATCGACCAAGGCTACGGCACAGGTATTTATAGTATCGGTAAATCAATGGGGAGAAAATGGCGATTAGTTGCCTTTGGTGGTAAAGCACCTAATGATATGTACTTGAATATGCGTGCGTATATGTGGGGAGAACTTAAAGAGTGGTTAAAAGAGGGCGGTTCTATTCCACCTAATGACCAAGGTCTATACGATGATATAACAAGTCCTGAGGCTATCATCGATAAGAATGGACGAATACAGTTAGAAAGCAAAAAGGATATGAAAGAACGTGGCTTACCATCTCCAAACAAAGGCGATGCATTAGCCTTGACCTTTGCGTTCAGGGTCAATAAAAAAGTGAATGTAGGGAGTAGGGTTCATGCTAACACAGAGTATGATCCGTTTAAACGATAAGGGGTGATTAAATGTGCATGAAAAATAAGATGCCTGATACACCAATGCCAGCACCTGCACCAACTGTACAAACAGATGATGCAACTACAATGACTGGTGAAGATTGGTATGCTAAAAAGCGTAAAGGCAAACGTGGTTATGAAAGTACAATTCTTTCCACGGCAACAACTGGCACTAAGAACACATTAGGGGGTTAATGATGCAAGGAACTATCCTATCAACGCTTGCTAGACAACCGACAAATGCGATGCCTAAGAAACGTGATTACACGAAAATTAAGGCAAAGTTTAATGCTATGTTCAATAATCGTCAAAAGTACGTTGCCAAATGGAAAGATATTCGAGATTATCAACTACCTTTCCTTGGGCTGTTTGATGATGAACAAGACCAATCGAAAGTCTATACCGATAAGATTAATAATGGTGTGGCTTGGGAAAGTTGCCAAATCTTTGCTAGTGGTGTAATGAGTGGCATGACACCGCCTAGCCGTAAATGGTTCAAGCTAACATTAGAGAATACTGACCTAGCAGCTAATAGTGATGTTAGTAAGGTACTTGATGAACGTGAAGAAATACTCTATGCAGTATTTGCTAAGTCTAATTTCTATAACGTAGTGCATCAAGCCTACATGGAACTACCATTTGGACAAGCGCCTATGTCAATCATGCCTGACCCTAAATTTGGTGTAAGGTTCACATCTTATCCAATCGGTACATATGCATTAGAGTGTGGTAGTAATGGTGAGGTAAACACCTTTGGTAGAAAATACCGCATGACCGCAGACCAGCTTGTTGAAGAGTTTGGTTATGATGCTTGTACTGAACAAGTCAAACGTGAATATGACGATGGCAAAGGTAATGCAACAACTCATGTTGTGTGTTGGTTGGTAACACCTAATAAAGACCGCAATGGGAAATTAGGCAATAAGAATATGCCTTACTCATCCATTTATTGGATAGAGGGGAGTAACTCCGATGAGGTACTAAGACATAGTGGTTTTGAGGAGTGGTCTATTCCTATTGCAAGACACACCACACATGATCTAAGCGGTTATGGTAAAGGGTGTGCATGGTTCGCACAGTCCGATGCACAGATGTTACAACTTTTAGAGAAAGATTTAGTAACGGCTATTGAATTAGGTATTAAACCACCTATGAGTGCTACATCTGATGTGATTGGTAGTGTAAATCTATTTCCGGGCGGTGTAACGGAAGTTGATACTGGCGGTAAGGTTGAACCAATATTCAATGTAGGCATTGATGTTGCAAACGTACAAGCTAAGATACAATTCGTATCTGAAAGTATTAAACGTGCCTATAGCGCTGACCT